ATTTCCTGAATGTAGCTGTAGACATCGACATAAACGATTCAAGAATGAAGCCTGTAAAGATAGAGCCCCGGGCACACATAGATGGAACTATGGCAGTGATAGATGCACTGACAGTCAAGATGAAGTACCACAAGGAGTACGGAAACCAGTTAAAAAACCTAAAAAGATAAGTCGGTCAATCATATCAGAATTGACCGGCTTTTTTTGATAGCATGATACTGAGGCAGACAGGAAAGGGGTGAGACGGACGGGAATACTTAAAGATTTGGCCAATTTTAAAAAATGGAAATATATGCCTCTGCTCATATCACGAGGCGAGTATCAGCCGAGTAGCGATCTATACGAGAGTGATATAGTTGGAGCCATTGCAAACTGCATAGGCACAAACTGCGGAAAGCTCAAGCCACAGCTTGTAAGGCATGATGCCAAGGGGTTGACTGTCAGAGACGACTATTTGGCAAGATTGCTATCGTTGAGATGGAGTCCGGAAATGACACCGTATGACGCACTCTACAAGATGGCATCAGACCTGGTATACAGATCAAATGCCTTTGCAGTCATATTCTACAACGACGATTTCACGAAAGTGAAGTCCATCAATCCCATTACGACCACATCACACCGCATATGGGACGATGAGAAGGGCAATACGTTTTTTAAGTTCACATGGGACTATGACGGCAAGGAATATACAGTGCCATATCAGGCGGTCATCCATCTGAAATCACGTTACAACAAAAAGAGATTCTTAGGTACTCCACCCGATGCACAGCTCAAGACCTCGCTGGAGCTGTTGGATGTGACAGCAGAATCACTAAGAAACGTGGTCAGACAGTCAGCGAACCTCAAGGGATATCTGAAATATAACAACTTCATCGACGAGGATGAGCTGAAAGAGAAGGTCGTGAACTTCCAAAAAGCATATATGGATGCATCCAACGAGGGCGGTCTTGGCGGTCTTGATTCTTCGACAGATTTCCATGAAATCAATCAGAAGACACAGACCATACCGACGGTGCAGAGTCAGTTCCTGCGAGAAAATATCTACAGGTACTACAACTGCAATGACAAGATTCTCATGAGCTTGTTCGATGAGGCAGAGTGGAATGCATTTTATCTCTCAATTATGTCAAGGCAGACGAACAGAGCATATATCAGATAGGCTCTGGTGGTAATTCCAATAGCGGAGCAAATCAGACAGGAGGTGATTAACGTGCCATTATTTAAAAACTTGGAAATCAAAAATCAAACTGATACAAGCGCTGACCTATTTTTCTATGGAGATATTGTCTCAGACTGGTGGGGAGCATGGCAGGATGAAGACCAGTATCCGGATGCAATCAAGAATTTCCTTAACGAGCAGCAGGGCAAGGACCTGAATGTATATATCAACAGCGGTGGAGGCTCGGTATTTGCCGGAATAGCAATCTACAACATGCTGAGGCGTCATGCACAGTCCAATAAGGTGAACGTATACGTTGATGGACTTGCCGGCTCGATAGCTTCGGTAATTGCATTCGCAGGCTCCAATAAGCCCACGATACCGTCAAATGCATTTCTGATGATTCACAATCCGTGGACGTCAGCGACAGGTAATGCGGAAGAACTGCGAAAGATGGCAGATGACCTAGACCAGATATCCACAGGCATTGTGAATATCTATGCAGAACACCTGAAAGAAGGTGTATCTATCGACACCATCAAGGAACTGATGGACAAAGAGACATGGCTGAACGGAGCTGATGCGTCTGAATACTTCGATATCGAGGTGACAGATACAAAAGGATACGCGGCAGCAGTCACAGATTACGCTGACATTCCGGAGAACGTCAAAAAAACGATGGATTCAGCCCGAAAGAACAAAGATGCTGCAGACAACGCTAAGCGTAATCAGGCTACAAAAAAGCGTGATCAAATCAAAAAAATCACAATAAATAACTTCACGAAAGGAGATTAACATGCACGTTACAAGAAGGACGAGACAAGCGAGGAAGAAATCCTCGTGAAGCTTTCAGAGGGCATCATAAAGACTCCGAACGCTGACCGGTATGCTAGACTCAAATGCGAGCCGGTGGATTTTTCCGACAAGTTCAAGGATGGTGTAGTAATCACAGAAGACATGCTTCGAAAAGTTGCAACAGCGTATGCTCAAAGCGGTATCGATGAGCCAAGTATCTCAATCAAAGCCTCGTTCCAAGATATGAACAAAATCAAAGGAAATGAGAATCTGGCCACATTCAACAGCATAGACCTGTGCGACATAGTAACAGTCATCATTGAAAAGCTCGACATCGATGTAAAGGCGAAGGTTGTATCATACACATACAATGTCCTTAAAGAGCGTGCCGAGAACGTGGAAATCGGAGAGACAAGAACCAACCTCACCAAGCAGATTACAGCTGAGAGCAAGGAGCAGGCTGACAGAATAATAAAGACTGCCACATTTTCGGAGAAGCTGGAAGCAAGCCTCAAACAAAGAATCGCGGATGCAACAGCCGCCATCACCGGCAACAGCGGCGGCTATGTAGTACTCTATCCGCCTGAGAATCCACAAGAGATTTTCGTCATGGACACTCCGGACACCAAGACCGCCAAGAATGTATGGAGGTGGAATAAGGCAGGACTTGGCCACTCATCGAACGGAGTTAATGGACCGTTCAACGTGGCAATTCAGCAGGATGGGACAATCATAGCAGACTTCATCGGCGCCGGAGAACTCGACGGTATGCTCATCAAAGCCGGAACGGTCAAGGCTGAGTCGTTGTCGGTGGAATACAAACAAAGCGTTACGACAGAAGCACAAGAACTTGCAGATCAGGCAGAGAGCAATGCCAATTCCGCCACTGATGATAAGCTCAAGAACTACTCAACGACTACAGAAATGCAATCAGCGCTGACAGTAGAGGCCGGAAAAATATCGGCTGAAGTCTCGAAGACATACGAAACAAAAGAAAACGCAACACAGAAAATGACAGATGCAAATAATGCACTTGAAAGCTATAAAAGAGAGGCAAATGCTGCAATAGAACTAAATGCCGATGCTATAAAGAGCAGGGTCACGGCCGATGAAGTCACATCCCAAATAGAGCAAAGCGCAGAGTCCATAAGGTGCCAAGCCAAAAAAATATCATGGAAAAGCGACAGCTCGGAGATGACGGAAGATGGAAAACTAACATGCAACGACGTTAAAATCAATGGTGGCGACATCAATTTAATCCAAATAGGCAATTTACCCAGCATTAGCGTTTACGATAAAAAAAAGAAACAAGGCTTTACGATACATAAAAGCAACATATATGGCTTCAATGATGAAGAAACCAATACAATCACGGTTACCAACAACAGAATAGGCTCTATAGCCCTAAGAGGTTCATCGACTGGAGATGGTAGCGAATGTTCTCTCTACAATCATAGCCTTAGTCTTGATGGTGCGCCAAACAGCGGACAATATACAAATATATCGGCAACAGCATTATATTGCACCGGGAGCAAGCACAGAGTTGTGCGAACGCAAGATTATGGTGAGCGCTTACTATGCTGTTACGAGACACCAAGCCCGATGTTTGGAGATGTCGGAGCTGCACAGACAGACGAAACAGGAAAGTGCTTAATTTTCATCGACGAGAAATTTGCTCAAACGATAGACCTGGAATATCTATATGATGTATTTTTGACAAAATACGGTCCGGGCGATTGCTATGTATCAGAGCGCACACCATCGTATTTTGTTGTAAAAGGAACAAAAAACTTAAAATTCGCTTGGGAAGTCAAGACCATACAAAGAGATTATGAGAATTTAAGATTGGAAGCACACACACGGGAAAAGGATGATACAGACTATATATATGATGTGTCGGCATATATGAACACATTACTTTATCAATTAGATTAGGAGGAAACAGCAGTGATTAACATTAAGGCAATAGCAACAGCAACAGATGGCTCGGTTAAGAGAATGGCCGTAACGTATGACGTCATTAACGAAACAGGAAAAGTTACAACGGCAAATGCAAAACTGAACAGAGTAATAGTTGATAATTCAGTACTCAAAGCAGTAGACACACTTGAATTATTCGCAAAGAGTAGTGTGAACGAAGCAATCTCTGAATAAGGAGGCATACATGGCAGATTTACAAATAACACAGGAAATCACAGTAGACCTTGACGACAGAAGCCCTTTTGAATATGTCGTAGTAAAACAGGGCGATAAGAACTCAAGAATAGTAGCTGTGACACTCCTACAGAATAAGCAGGTATTTACAATACCGACTGGCACCACTGCCAGAATCAAATACTACAAGCCCGACGGCAATGAGATCCTGAATGACTGCACGATATCAGGCAACAAGATTCTCGTAACGTACACAGAGCAGATGCTTGCGGCATCTGGTACCGGTAAGGGCGAAATAATGCTGACCAAAGACTCTAAAGAACTAAAATCAGCGACTTTTTATACAAAAATTGTGAGCTCAGTATACAAGACAGACGGGTTCGTGAGTGACAAAGAATTTCTTTCTATGAGAACAGTTATTAACGATATGGATCAGGCAGCGCAGGCAGCCACCACAAACGCAAACATAGCAAAGCAGGCAGCAACCAATGCAGATAATGCGGCACTGGAAGCAAAAAAACAGGCAGAAGAGTTAAGGAAAGAAATTGAAAATGATCTTGAATTGGAACGGGATAAGATTGTCAATGTGCATATTTGGGAGAAGATCAGTTCTAAGCTGATTCCAAATTTGGCCGCAGAAAAAGCACTAATTCTTGGGAATTGGCCAGCGAACGTTGCTGGAATGAAACCTAATTTTACAATCAGCTACAGTGATGCAATCAGCGAGGAAAATGGAGAAGTCGTCCTTGCCGATCCTGTAAAGACGTATCATGTTACAGCTTCAAGCGATTATCAAAAGCTGAATTTCCTGCGTGGAAAATACGTTAAACAAGAATCCGGAAATAACGGCGTATTCAAGGTTGCAACCAATGCGACGTTTGACGTTGTTACAGAAAAAAATGGGATAGAAGTATACGTGATGAAATGTTACAACGCTCAGCATGTAGATTCTGCCGGGTACACATCTGAGTATGTGACGTCAGCAAACCGTAGTGCTTATCCTGACAGCGGACTACAGAATGAGTATCGGTATGAGTACAGAGGGACAATCGGTCAGGCACTAACCAAAGTAAGCACAATAAGCAATTAAAGGAGGAATCGACATGAAAAGAAAAAGAAGAAAATTAGTAGCAATAATCTGCGCGCTCACACTGGCTCTTTCCAGTGCCGTACCGGTGTCGGCATGTACGCCACCACTTAATCCGCCGTCTGTTAAAATCCCAGATATTAATTTTCAACCTGGTGGTGCTTTAGAAGATGCTATTAGCAATGCTGTAAAAAACTGGATTGAGAAATGCATCCTCGGTACACCGACAGTGGAGTACGCGTCTTACTACAAGAGTGCATTAAGGTATTTTCATTACACCTGCGTAGCGGTAAAGTGGTCAGAAGTTGAAAATGCAACGAGTTATAAAGTTAGAGTTACAAAAGCAGATGGATCTTACAAAGAATTTGATGCAACATATACATCATTTTATGCAACGAATTACACAGATGATTTTATCGCTGACGGAATGGACGGTGCGACAGTGGAAGTAAGAGCTTACGGAGGCAATGATACGTTTGGCTGGTGGTCAGATGCTGCCGCCATTACGAGATTCGGATATTAGGAGGGATAGCATGATAAGAGGCACCACACCTACGTTGGAGTTTACACTGCCATTTGACACATCACTGATTGCAGAGATGTATGTCACGATAGCACAAGGCGAAAAAACGGTGTTGGAAAAAACCTTGTCGGATTGCAGTTGTTCCGGAACATCCGTATCACTGGCTCTGACACAGGAGGACACGCTGAGATTGCAGCAACAGCCGCACTCACGGGCTGAGATGCAAATAAGAGTGCGGACTACAGCCGGAGAGGCTCTTGCATCCGACATCATGAGAGTATATGTTGGCAGGATCCTGAAAGAAGGAGTGATTTGATGCGATTCGATGTAACTTTTCGCGAGCTTGATAAAAAGCAGATCAAGGTTGACTTTGAGCATTTACAGGTTGTTTCCGACAATGTTGGAGTGGATTACTACAAGGGCGATTACACGGTCACGCCAAAAGTCGAAAAACAAGAGCTTGCGACACGTCAAAAGTTTCTGACAGAAAATGTAAAAATCAAAGAAATTCCATTCTTCGAGGTGTCAAATCTTGAAGGTGGACAGACGATATTTATTGGAAAGGAATTGTAAAATATGAGTATTAATAAAGTAGTATATGGTGGAAAGACATTGATTGACTTAACAGGAGATACTGTGACTGCGGATAAGCTGTTGAGCGGTATCACGGCACATGGAAAAGACGGAGAACTGGTCACGGGAGCGTGCACGTTCGACGTAGACTCTAACGATGCCACTGCCGCAGTTGCGGAGATTTTAAAAGGCAAAACCGCCTACGCAAGAGGTACAAAGCTTGTCGGCACGATGCCGAATAATGGAGCTGTGACAGGCTCTATCAAGACTCTGACAGACAGCTATGTGATTGCACAGGGCTACCATGATGGTTCCGGCAAGGTCGGAATCGATGCCACAGAAAAGGAGAAACTGACCGCTAATAATATCCGAGAGGGTGTGACCATCCTCGGAGTAAAAGGTACGATGAGCGGCAGTGAGGGAGTAAAGGCACAGGCTAAGACGGTCACTCCGTCAAGTGTACAACAGACCATTCTGCCGGATGCTGGATATACGCATCTGTCACAGGTTACAGTGGAAAAGATTCCGTATGTAGAATCCGAAAATTCTGCCGGTGGAACTACAGTAACGATTGGTTAGGGGGTAATTGAGTATGACTGTAAATAAAGTGGAATATGCCGGTAAGGTATTACTTGATTTGACAGAAGATACAGTAACACCAGACAAATTGATAAGTGGTGAAATTGCTCACGATAAAACTGGTGCAAAAATTGTTGGTACGCTTGAGGATGTCGGTGATGGTAAATATATCTGGAAAAAGCATATTGGAAAGGTATGGGATGTTACAACAACGCATCTTGGAACAACAGCACCATCTGATTATTCGGGTTTTGTATATGGTTACTATATTGCAACAGATGATGGATATTTTCTGCTGAAAGGAAAAGAAGCTGTATTAGGTGACGGACTTAGTTATATCAAAGGAAAAGGTGCAGAAACACATCCTAAATCTGTGTATCAATTATCTAATATATATTCATATCCATCCGGATTTACGAAAAAATATTACAGATTAGATATTGGTGATACCTATACAGAAGGAAAAGGAAGCTTCATTGGATATGTTTCTTCGGATAATTCAAGTGCTTATCCTGATGACGGACTGAAAGATGGTTATTATTACGTGAAGATTCAGGAAGGAACTTCTTCAGAAACAGATACATCAGATGCTACCGCTACTGCACCAGATATCTTAACCGGTAAAACTGCCTATGGAAAAGACGGAAAACTGACAGGTTCTATGCTGAACAATGGTGCTGTGACAGGCGAAATCAGCACAAAAGATGGTGCGTATACAATCCCACAAGGATATCACGATGGGTCAGGGAAAGTTGCTATCAGTGAGTCAGAACAGGCAAAGATTATTGCTTCCAATATCAAGAAAGGTGTTTCTATTCTTGGTGTGACGGGCTCATATGAAGCAACTGCATCAGGTGGCAATAACAACTGTGAAGCGTATCTTGTAGATGTAACAAATCCAACAGTATCTTTTAAGACAGCATCTGGTGTAATCAAAGCATACGGTTACGCTTATGAGACTACAAAATCACAGTGGGGCGGTTCTAATAATACAACCATGTATGCTTTCAACGGCGTAAACTATTATAAACCAGCATATTATGGTTCGCCAACATCAACAAACATTACTCTCGATGTTTCTGGAGGAAAGCTGACAGGATTACCGTCAGGATTAAGTGGTGGAACATTATTAGTTACAAGAGGTATTTAGAAATGCGGTATAAACAAAGGAGGTGATAATATGGCCGGTCAGAGATTACCTATCGAGGTAGTCCAGGCTCGAGGATCTAAGCACTTAACTAAGGCGGAGATCCAGCTATAACTCAAATAGGAAAGCAAAAGAATCACAAAAGAGGAGATATATACTCGAATATAATATGAGAAGATATTGTGATACAGACGACATAGAGAAAGGAGTATAAGATGAAAGGAATTGACGTATCATCATACCAGGGCTCAATAGACTGGGGCAAAGTTAAATGGGCTGGTGTACAGTTTGCTATTTTGAAAATTATCAGAAAGGACCTGAACCCGGACAAATCCTTTGAAGCAAACTGGAAAGGCTGTACAGAAGCCGGAATGCCGATTCAGGGCGTATATAATTACTCATACGCCACTACAGTAGGAAAGGCAAAGACGGATGCACAGAGAGTAATTGAGGTACTTGCAGGAAGAAAGACATTTGTATGGCTTGATGTAGAGGACAGATGCCAGCAAGGACTTGGACAGACCCTAATCGACATTATCAATACATATCAATCAGAAATAAAGGCGGCAGGGCTTGATTTTGGAGTATACACCGGGCTTAGTTTCTACAACACCTATATCCTGCCATATGCCAATCAGATTAACTGTCCATTCTGGATAGCCCGCTACCCATCCACTAAAGGAATGACAATCGGGGATGATCCGAACGATGCCAAGAAGCCTACTATTGTACACAGTCTGTACGGATGGCAGTACACCAGCGCATTCACCTGCTCCGGACTCAATAACAGCACGGATGCAAGCCTCTTATACGTGGAACTTGGAGCAAATGATGCAACAGCAACAAGCCAGCCTGCATCTGCGCCAGTCAAGCCAAGCAATGAGAGCTGGAAGGGCGACATTGATTACTATCTGGAAAACGAAGAAGTCAGAAAATGGCAGCATGCTATGAATGTAGGCTTCGACCTTAAAGGAGCTGATGCACTGAAAGAGGATGGTAAATTTGGAGCAGACTCGCAGGCATTCGCAAAGAGCCACAATCTGTGGAGCGGCCAGAAACATTACTGTCCGACAGCAATCAAGTGGCTGAGGAAAACGCTACATAATGTATATAGCTTTACTAAGCTAGATACAGACTATAAAGAATGGAGCGACTACCTCTCGAAATGTGTGATGGTATTCCAAAAAAATAGAGGACTGACACAGGATGCATGTGTCGGACTTCTCACAACATACAGACTTTTGAAAGGATAAGGAAAAAAATGATGAATGATATTACAAGATTTTTTGCAACAACAGCAAGCAACAAAATTATGGAGATAGTAGTTATTTGTATAGTGATGGACACTATCTTCGGAGTATTACGAGCAATCAAGGAGAAAAAGTTCAATTCAAACTTTGGAATCAATGGAGCAATCAGAAAGGTCGGTATGTTGATTTCTCTTGTGCTTTTGGCTCTTGTCGACTCAATCATAAGATTGAACCTCATCGGATTCATCCCGGCCGGTGCAAGAACATATCTTCCGGAACAGACAGTCGGAACAATGGAGTTTTTCGCACTGTTATATATTGCATACGAGATAGTCAGTATATTAAAGAATATGTCATTATGCGGATTACCGGTCAAAAAGGTATGGCGCACGGTCAAAAAGGCGCTATCAAAGTATACCAATGAGCTTCCAATGGATTCGGCAAATTAAATAATTACAACACAAAAATAAAGGTATCTGTCAGAATGGCGGATACCTTTATTTTTATGAAAAATTAAAAGAAATTTTAAACAATACTTGACATATGGTGCACCATATGATATTATATACTTGTAAGGAGGTAAAGACAGATGAGTAAGAAAAGAAAAAAGAAAAAGTGCAAACTCAAAGATGTGGTCTTAGTATTCAGCATAATTCAAAGCTTGGCGGCAACGATATGCATGATATACGAAACATTCTTTAAGTAAGCACTAAGGCGGTGGGTAAATCCCACTGCTCACCGTCTATTTTACAGCATCTGTTTAAAAATGTCTATGATTAAAACAATAACAATTTCAACATGGGTGACATTCATATGCTTATGTTACCTGGCAATTAAAAATGGATTAGACATATTCATAGGAGTTGCCATACTGACAAGCGCGCTAAGCGGAATATTAGACATTATATATCTGAAAAGAGGTGACAATTAACATGCCAACAGGAAACCCAAAACCACAGACAATAGCAACAGAGAAATATGCAAAAAAGGCAGGCTGGATATCCAAAAGCTACAAACTCAAAAAAGATGTAGTTGACGAATATACACAGGCCTGCAAGAGAGCAGGAGTAAGCGCCGCAGGACAGCTTACAACAATGATGAAGAGCTTTGCTAAGGAGGTCAACGGAGCGAAGTACCATATAATAGAAAAGCAAGAGAAGAGTTAAAATCATACAGTTTTGAAGAGTTGAAGGATTTCTTTGAGCCTAACGAAGAGTTCGAGGATTTACACAAAGAGTGGGAAGAGATAGAAGATCTGTTCGATTTAAATGAATTTATCGAGCATGAAGCTGACGGAATGGAGGTGGAGTATACAATAATCGAAGATTCAGAGTCTTAAAACGGGAAACTTTGGATGAACCTTCCTATATATAAAGAATAAAATATAATTAGAAATTTCCCCAAAATTTCCCCAAAATCATTACACCATGCATGAATACTGATAATTTGGGAGAAAAATAATAGGTTCGACTCCCGTCTAGTCCACTAAAAGGCGGTTTGTGATAAAACCGCCTTTTTTCTTGCCTGATTTCCTACAGCAGAAAGTGCAGTTAATAAATCATTTAAGGAGTCAGTAAAACTGTTATTTCAGGTTGTCGAAAACATCGTAAAAACGCGGGATGTATCGTATTTGAAAAATTAATTTAAAAAAAATGTAAAAAAGTGTTGACAAGTATGGAATAGGGTGATATTATATCGAAGTCGCTT